ACATTAGAAGAATTACAACAATCGGTTGATAAAGATTTTAAACTTGATGATACAGAATTAGATACTGAATCAACCAAGATACCTTTACTACACAATAAATATTTACAACACTATAATAAGTTTTCTTTACTACTAAAGAAAGCAGAACAAGATCACAAATCACTTGTAAGAGAAAAGTGGGAATACTATACAGGCAAAGCAGATCCTGATATTTACAAAGACAAACCTTTTGATCTTAAAGTATTAAAAGCAGATGTTCACATCTACATGGATTCTGATAATGAATTACAAAAAGCAGATCAAAAAGTAGCATATCTAAAACAGGTTGTAAACTATCTTGAACAAGTTTTAAGAAGTATAAACAACCGCACATTCTTAATTAAAAATGCAATAGAGTGGAAGAAGTTTACAAGTGGTGCAATCTAATGGAACATCAACAAATATTTCCTACTAATATTTTTTTACTAGATCATTTTATACCTATGTCAACTGAATCTGAAAGGTCTGTATTATATGAAATGAAAAATTATATTAACGACTTATGGCAAAAAAGAGATTATGATAATAACTGGCAAACAAAGTCAGCAGATTTACATAAGAAAAAAGAGTTTGAACATTTTACAAAATTAATTTTAAAAACAGGTAAAGATATTTGTAATACTTTAGGTTATGATGTAGAGGATTTAATTATTACAGATATGTGGGCAAACGTTTTAAAGAATACTGAATATCATCCAATGCACACACATTCAAATAATTTTTTAAGTGGCACTTATTATTTACAATCTGATCAAGGTGCAAGTATAGTTTTTCATGATCCTAGACCTCAAGCAGATGTTATTGTGCCTAGAAAAAAAGAAAAGAATACTTTAAATTGTAGTCTTTTAAGTTATGCGTCTAAAACAAATAGAGCGATATTTTTTCCTGCATGGTTGCCACATTGGGTTCAACAAAATAAGTCAAATAATAAACGTATAAGTATAGCATGGAATATGCAAGTCAAAGGACAAGTAGGAGAACATCATGAGTTCCAATCAGCAAATTTCTGATTACATATATTATTATCCGCAAGTATTAGGCCCTGCCGCTTGTGATAATCTAATCGCACACTATAATAAAGATACTTTTATGAGGTGGAAAACTTCTACCTTTTCAACTAATACTAAAAATCTAGGAACATCTAAAGTTGAGATGAAAGAGTTTTGGATAGGTCCAAGTATGTTTGGTTATCCAACAATAAAACAAGGATTTGAAACAGCAGTAAATGATTATACTAAAGCACATAATAAAATAAAAATACAAGAATACACACATTTTAGAATCAACTGTTATGAAACAGGTGGTTTTATGAAAGAACATATAGATAATATTCATCATAGTCATGGACAAAAACAAGGCTATCCACATCTAACATCATTGATATTTTTGAATGATGATTATGAAGGTGGAGAGTTTACATTATGTGGCGAAAATCTAGACAAAGACAAAGGTTCTGCTGTTGTCTTTCCTTCAAACTTTATGTTTCCTCATGAAGTTAAAAAAGTAACTAGTGGTGTTCGCTATAGCATAATGACATGGATACTCTAATAATTGAAAAGAAAAACGAAGTCTATATAACTGTTGATTGTGATCCAAACATTCAACGAGAGTTATCAGAGTTCTTTACATTCTATGTACCAGGTTATAAATTTATGCCTGCGTTTCGTAATCGTATGTGGGATGGAAAGATAAGATTATATTCACAGAAAACAAAAGAAATATATTTTGGTTTATATCCATACATTAGAGCATTTGCTGAAGAACGAGATTATCAAATCGTAACTGGCAAAGATGTAGAGATAGAAAATAAAGTAAATAAAGATA